ATGGTCGCGCGGAAACGGACAGCAGTCGCCACAGACCCGATGCCCGAGCGCATCGAGCCATGCCTCGCTCTCCTCGTCTCGAAGCCGCCAGTCGGCCCGGCATGGGCATTCGAAATCAAATGGGATGGTTACCGTTTGGCGCTCCATGTCGAGCCCGGCGGCGTTCGTGTGATCACCCGCGGCGGGCACGACTGGACCACGCGCTTTGCCCATCTGGCCGAAGCGGCGCGGCAGCTCGGCCCCTCGACCATGATCCTCGACGGTGAGGCGGTGGTGCTGGACGAGCAAGGCCGATCCGACTTCGGCCGGCTGCAAAAGGCGCTCGGCGGCCGGGGCGGCAAGCGGTTCGCCCGCGAGGCGATCTTCTATGCGTTCGATCTGCTCTATCTCGACGGCCGCGACCTGACGCGCGAACGGCTCTCCGAACGCCGCCGGATCCTCGAGACCATCGTGCCTGGCCAGGATGGCCTCATTCGGCTTTCCGAGGAGTTCGATGGGGATGGCAAGGTGCTGCTTCAGCACGCCTGCAAGCTCGGCCTCGAGGGCATAATCGGAAAGCGCCGCGACAAGCCGTACCGCTCCGGCCGGCTCGGCGACTGGATCAAGGCCAAGTGCGTGCAGAGCGATAGCTTCGCCATCGTCGGCTACGAGCTGTCGGAAAAGATGCGCGGCGTGATCGGCCGGCTGCTGCTGGCGGCCAGGCGCGGCGGCGAGCTCGTCTATGTCGGCGGCGTTGGGACCGGCTTCACCCGCGACGAGCTGCGCGCGCTGAAGAAGCAGCTCGATGCCATCCGCACCACGAAGCCGCCGGTCAAGCTACGGCGCAAGGGTGCGGTGTTCGTTGAGCCGCAGCTTGTCGCCGAGATCGAGTTCCGCGGCTGGACCGATGAGCCGAAGCTGCGTCATCCTTCCTATAAGGGGCTGCGCGAGAAGGCGGACCAGAGCGAGGTCATGGTGCTCGGCGCCGACATGGCGTGAGCGCCGGGAAAGTTGGAGGGGCCGATGCAGGAGGATTTGTTCCGCGTCACGCCGGAGAGGCTCGATGCCGCAAACAAGCTGAACGCGGCTCTCGCCGACCTGCCGCCGGATGACGTGCTCTTTGTTCTGGCGATGGCAGCAGCGGCGGTGCTCAAACGGGTCGCGCCGGATCCTGGCGAGGAGGACACGGCGTTTGAAGGATTCATGAAGGTAATCTGGACCGAGCTTACCGACGACGGACCGCCAAACGTGCAGTAAAAAACGTCGGGCGAACGCGCCCACAGCTGCCGCTAGTGGCGCCCGGGCGATGGTTGATGATGACGGCTGAAGCCAGTACCTGGCTGCACGTCGTCGCTCGCATTCCAGTTCGCATCGATGTGCAGTGTTGCCAAGCACTTGCCGGACTCACTTGCCATCCGGCACTTGATCTCCGCTCGAGGCGAAAGCTCTCCATCCACGTCGCGAAGAAGTTCTCCTACCCAAGTCACGAGCTCTGACCACGCAGCTTTATCGTTGGCCATGTAAACATGTTGGCGCTCGTTCTCGCCTTCAATCTCGAACGTATACTTTGGCATTTGCAATCCTCTCATGAGGAAGCAACGCTCGCCATGCTCTAGACGTTCCCTTTATCTATCGACCTCGCGCCTGGATCACGGCGGCGCCAGGTGTCGGGCCCGGCGCCGCCGGATGTCACCGTGACCGCCCCCGCAGCGCCGCGGGACAAAAATCACCACCCCGAACACGGGTGGCGGTCTTTGCACACGAAGCCCCGGAGGAGATTGAAGGGGACACTGCTGCAACGCGGTGAATGGAGCGACGTTCCCCTTCTCTCTTGCTAGCACGACTCGGCGATACCGACGCCATGGAGCCCTACGTCATCACCACCCGCCGCATCACCGTGCTGGGCGGCCAGCTCGCCGAGATCCCGCCGGACGCGCCGCCAGGCCTGCGCACATGGACTTGCCATGCCTTTTTTGTGCCTGGCGGCAAGGCGAGCCAGCTGAAGCCGCGGATCAAGCAAACCCACATTGACATCACCGAGGTCGATGGTGGCGCCTGGGTGTATGGGGGCCACTTCTGGCTGGAGCAGACGCTGAAGGATCTCGGCTTGGCATAGAGTTGGTCTAGCGGCTACGCTGGTACTAACGTGCACCTGTTGTCTGATAGCGATTGCGGGCACAAGCCTTTCTGCCAAGCGCGTTGAACCGCCCCATAGCGGACGTCAAGAAGGTCGGTAGACGAACGCATGACAAAAGGCGAACACCATCACGAGATAGACTTCGCGAAGAGGTATTTCGCGGTCGAGGAATCAACCTTAGATGCGGCCTCCGCGCTTTACCGCTTAGAACTCTTAATTGATGATGCGCAGACGGTCGCAGAACATCTTCAACCTCTTCTTCAAGGGCAAATTGCCCCTGCATTCTTCGAATTTGTCTCATACTACAATGTTGGATTTGTTACCTGCCTCGAATGGCATGCCAAGTCACGCTTGAGCGATCTCATCAGTTACGACCCCAAACAGATTATCGAGCTTAACAAATCCATCAAGAATAACGTGAATACGCAGTTGGCCGTGCTTACGATAACGGAAGGCTTGACCATTCCCAATGTTCTTGGTGGCTCTATACGCATATCAACATTCGACGCATATATTGGAGCACTTAAGGCATTACTCAAACGCTTTAAAGATACAGAGACGTTAGACAAGGCTCTCGATGCCAAATATAAAGGCACCCAGATCCGGAAAATTCTGGTGGACTTATATGAGGTCAGAAATTCATTGGTGCACGAGATTGATCTGAGTAAGATCGGTCATTGGAACATTAGGTCTTATTCCACCTTTCAAGACGTACTTGATAATGGAAAGGCAATAGAGAAGTTTGTCAAACGAATTGAACGCCGCCTAACTCAGATTGCACCAGAAGATTTTCCGAATCTGCTAAACTCACGAGGCTTTCCAAAGGACGACGTCGCTCGTCTTGCCAGAGAAATACGCAAGCTTGAAAAGAAAATCTCAGACAGCATCGCGTCAAATAATATATACGCAGATCTTTCTGTCGAAGAATGGAATAAACTGATAAGAAAGTCGAGATCATACATTCGATCTCACCTTACTTTTATCAACGGATTATATTTACCTGGACAAAGATATTATGACGTTCGTCCTTATATGAAGAAGACGTTACTAACTCAAAGAGTTCAATATCTAAACGTTATCGTGAAGCAACTGCTCGGTGATTCAGACGCAACGGATGGCGATGAGGCCGCTCCCTAGGGCGAGCGAGTGACAGATCCAGCCGGCGTCACCAACATCCGCAACCTGAGGCGATACCAGTGATCCTCACCACCGAGGAGGAGCTCGATGCCTGGATGCGCGCGCCGTGGGCTGAGGCCAAGACGCTGCAGCGGCCATTGCCGGATGATGCGCTGCAGATCGTGGCTCGCTGGAGCGCGAAAGAGGATCCACCTCTGACGGCGCCTTTGCTCGGAGAGCCGAGACTGTTTGGCTGATCACGAGCAGTACCGCTGATTAGGTACTTTCAGATTCCACCACATCTTTGAACAAGTCCGCGAGCGTTTTTGTAGCACCAATTTCAGGGAACGCCTCCATCATATCCTTGGCCATACTGGCTATGACGACCTTTGCATGTAGTAAGAGTACATCTGCGTCGCTTTGATCGAGCACCGCTCTCAAATGACTTAAAGGATTTCGATCAAAATCCTTCACATGTCGGATACGATCCAATGTTTTTGCGGGGGGTGCGGGTGATGCACTGACGGCCTCCAAGCCAGCAAGAAGCTGGCCCCACGTATTCTCTTCGGCATCGTCCTTACCCGTATAGTTTCTGTAATAAATCCTCAAAACTGCTTCGATCGAACGGCAAGAGTGATATCCTGACGCCGTGTAAAGCCCGAACGCAAAACACCTTCCGGCCTGCTGATATTCTCTGAGACAGTCAGGGCCAATAAAAGGGATGATCTCATTGGCAAAAGTCCACTCGGCACGATCCACGAGGTCGGCAACATCATAAGTTCCCCTCTTTGGCACCCTGTACGTGGCCGCCTTCTGCATCTCCGCCCTAAAAACTGCCTCAAAATTTTGGACCGAGCGACGGACATCGATTACGTGCCAAACAGCAACCTCTGTGGATCCCTCCGGATACGAGAAATTTCCCTCGGCGTCCGTGAAGTACGTTTTGTCGATCTTATCGAGAACCTCTGACAATTCTACAGCCGCACGTCTGCATATATCTATTTGAACCGGGGGACTGGCGCCGAGAACCGCATTAAGATGTGGCTTTGCCTGAGACATCAGACCGAATATCTCAAGAACGCTTATTTTATCTCTTACATAGAGAAGCGGATGGACGGCTGCGCCTAACTCATAGAGTCGATAAAGGTCTATGCGTTCCAAGATACCCCTCCCTTCAGGCAACTCTTGGTAGCACAAAAAAAATGGCCCCGCCCCTCCCGAAGGAGAGGCGGGCAAGTCGCAGGAGGAAACGCCCAAGGAGGGCAGGCACGGCACGTCACCGCCAGACGGTCATTCAGCGGCTTCCCGTTGCGCCTGAGGCGCGATCTCTTGCTTAGTGGCCGGCGCCGGATGCCGTGCATCCCGAGCCGCCTTGATCAGATCGGCGGCGAAGGCCTCCACCTCGTCGGGGTACCGATCTCCACGCAGGCGCCTCGGGAGACGATCAGCATGCCGGGCGTATCGAGACGGCAGGCTCGCTCACTTGCCCATCAGCGCCTTGGCGCCAAGCGAGAGCAGGTAGAAGAACCCGCCGGCGACCGCGAGCAGGACGGCGCCGCCGATCTTGGATGCCGCCCCGTCGAAGGCGCGGCGCATGCGGCGCACGAACGTGAAGTCCGCTCGTGCCTCCTTCCTGTCCTCGCTGTCCTCAATGAACAGCCCGGCATCGGCGAGGCCATTGACGACGGCTCGTTCCAGCATGGCCTCGAGTTCGGAACGCGAGATCGACACGACGACGGATTCCCGGATTTCGTCCTGCATCAGCGCGCCCTCTGGCTGGCCGATCGCGCGGCGTCCGGCCCGGCGGCCAAGATGGCGCGTTCCGTCATCACCACGCCGATTAGGCCATCGAGCCGCCCCTTGCATACGGCAAGATTCTGCCGGTCGGCGGCATGGATTGCGGTCTGCTTCGATACCGATCCCGTCGCTTGGGCGAGGCCGGGCGCCGGGCCGTCCACCGTGGTGGTGAGGCCAGCCGGGATGGTGGCGAGGTTCGGTCGCTCAGCGAATGGCGTCGAGGCCCCGCAGGACGCCAGGAGGAAGGCCTCGATACACGTCGCGGCAACCGTCAGGCACCTGCTTGTCGTCTTCCTGCTGCGCCACACTGAGGATCTCCCTTTGCGTCTGTTCAAGGCCGGCCATGCGGGTGTTGAGGGCGTCGACGAATTGCCGGCCGAGCTGCTCGGTGGCGGCGCGGGCGCCTGCCTGGAACTGGCGCTCGCGCTCGGCGGCGGCCTGCCAGCGCCCCCGCTCCTCGGTAAGGCCGGCGCGATAGCGCGCCTCGCCATGGGCGCTGAAGGCGAGCCACAGCCCCGCCACCACGGCAGCGATGCCAGCCGGCGCGGCGAGCAGCCGATAGACGACACGCGGAATCGTGGAATAGATGATGAGGGCGAGGCCGAGCAGGATCAGCGCGGCGGCGCCGAGCCCCTGCGCCCACGCCCACAGCAGTGAGACGGCGGCGTCGAGAAAATTGAGCTCCAGCATCACACTGCCTTCAGGCAAAGCTCGCGCTCGGCAGCGCGGCGGCGGGTGAGGCCCCGGAAGACGATGCCGCCGGCCTTGTTCCAGGCCATGAAAGCTTCGCAGCCCTCGCGGATCTTGCCAGCCCGCACCAGGTTCGCTGCGGTCGAGCTGCACGCGCGCTTGGCGCCGATGTTGTAGGCGAGAGACGTGAACGCGATGAACCGCTGGTCGGGAAGGCCTGGTAGGCACTTCTCAATCGGCTCGGCATAGTCCTCGAGGCGCCGCACCAGCATCGCCTTGCACTCGGCGAGCGAATAGCTGTCGCCCTCCTTCACGCCCTCCGTCTCGCCAGCGCACACGGTCCACACGCCGACCACGTCCTGATAGGCGGTAGTCTGCACCCCCTCCCATCCGGTCACGAAAGTGGCGCACACAGCCGCAACCGCGGCCGACTTCTTCAGCCTGCTCATGACTTGTCCCCGATGTTGGATTGCGCGATCAGCCGGGCGGCCAGGGCGCCGGCGGTGATGAAGAAGGAGAGCGCGGCGAAGGCGCCGGGCGGGATCGGCAGCGCGCCGTTGAGGAAGGGCAGCACCACCTCAATGCCGGACAGCAGAGCAGCCGCGGCGATCAAGCGGACGCTCCAGGCGCGCTTGAGCACCGCCTGCCAGTTGTCGACGAGGCGCATGCGAAGCTCCGGAAATGAAAAGGCCGCCCGGAAGGGCGGCCGTTACGTGATCTTGCGAAGGGTTCGCACTGCGCAGATAGTTCGGCGCCGGGGCCTACCTTGGAGACATGGCCGTGCCATTCCGTAACAAGGGCTATGATCCCGAGACCGTCGTCTTCCTGCAGCAATGCCTTGATATCGCGACGGAAGCCGCCTGCCGCCTGACCGGATCGCTCCCCAGTGAGGATCTTCGGCAGCGCCTAGCAATCGCCCTGATGGAAGGCGCAGAGGCGGACCTTAGCAACCAAGACGAATTGATCGACTTTGCCGTCAAATCCCTGCCGGAGTTTCGGAAACGCCTGGCGAACTAGTTCAGCCCGCCGCGTCGACATCCTCGGCGGCGGCGATGATCGCGTGCTCAAGCCGCGTGATGCCGCCGAGCACAGCATCGATCCGATGCACCTCGGTGCGCTGATGCAGCGCCCGGCCGTCGCGCGTCACCATCACCGCAGCGATGCTTTCGATTTCGCCGGCGCGGACGCGGCGCTCCATGTCCTTCAACATGGCGAGGCAGTCGAGCTTCGCCGCCTGCACACGCGGGTGCTTATGGAGCGGTACGGGCTTGAGCGTCATTCGGCGGCCTCGGGTGGCGGGTTGCGGCTGTCGGCGATGATGCGGATGCCGTGCGCGAGGTAGACCCGCTGTCGCGGAAACTCGCGGCAGGCGGCATCGAAAGCGGCGCGGGCGATGATGATGTTTTTCGAGCGGGTCACGGTCTCGGGCGGGCTCGTCGGCAGGAACTGCGTCGCCACCAGATAGGTAAGGTCCTCAGGGTCGATATGCTGCGGGCGCTCCATCCTCACCGCCTTCGAGCCGCACTCCTTGCAGCGCAGCCGGCGGCGCAGCTGGTCGATGGTGGTGAGCCCGGCTTCCGAGCGCCGGAGCCAGGTTCGGTGCGGGCACATCAGGCACGCGACGCAGATGATCTCGTCGACCAGCATGGCGGCTCAGCCCTGCGGGCGACGCCTCGCCCGCACATAGCCTCGCGAGACTTCGTGTGCGAGGCCCTCAACCTCCGCTTCGAGCGCGGCATACTCCTCCTCGAGCGCGGCGTTCGCCAGGATCAGCACCCGCACCGCCGCCCGCGCATCGCCCTCGCACAGTTCGATGACGGCATCGACATCTTCATCGCTGCCGACAAAAGAAGGGCGTTCGGCGGGCACTGGCTCGCTCGGCATGATCGTCTCCGGTGAATTTGGCCGGATCATTCCATGAGAACGAAATGAGAACAAGCCTGTTCCACATCGCTGCAATCGCGAGCGGCGATATTGCATCGCGGCAAATAGCTTCGAAAGTGCCAGCATATTGACTGATCGTTGCGCGTGTGGTCGGCTGCGGCATGCACCTCGCCAATCAGATTTTGACCGACGAAGATGTTCACGAAGCCGCCGCTCGTTTGCGCGAGGCTTTCCGTGCGAACCCCACCACCGCCGACGCGCAGCACATCGCCGACGTGGACATGATCTTCGCGTGGATCATGAGGCAGACCGAGTTGCCGGCGGCGTACAAACGCACCCCCAGCAACGTCACTATGGAAGCAACTGATCGATAGCCTGCCCAAGGATCTCGTAAGCGCGAGAGTTCGGGTGGCCATCCGGGATCTGCAAGGTGTTCGGCAAAGCGCCGATCGCGATTGCATCGGCATCCAGAACCGGATCTGCAAAGGGCAGCCAGATTGCCAGCGGGTCGATCCACCGCTCGCCGTATAGCGTCTGTTGCTGCCCCCGAATGCTGATGATGTTATTGCGGTCAGCAACAGTCGTAGCAACCCGATATATTGGCGACATCACCCGGTAGTCCATGCCCATGCTGACGCAGAAGGCAACCATCGCCTCGACATCAGCGACAACCGTCGCCGGATCGTTGACGTTGTTTTGCCCTGCCCAGATGACGCAATACTTGGAGCGCTGATCGTACCCGACCGCCAGCAGCCGCGTCCTGATCTGGGTCGACGTCTCGCCGAACACTCCAAGATTGATGCAATGGGCGCTTAGGGCAGGCTGGCCGGACTGCCGGAACCCGCCGCCCCTCGCAAGGCCCAGTTGCCCCGGATAGGCAAGAGAGTTTCGAACCGACTGCCCGTTCACCTCGAATTCCGGGAGCCATCCGTAGCTCAAGCTGTCGCCTGGGCAGATCGCGAAGTTCATCGGATCGCGGAAGGCGAGCGCGCGGAGCTCGGCTTCCGTAAGCTCCCGATTGTAGAGCGTGACCCGCTTGAGCACGCACGCACCGAATATCGATCCAGGGTTAGCGCCGAAGCGGGTCTCGCTCCAGACAGGGATCGGCGAAGCATGCGCCGTCACGACCTGGGGGCTCCCGTTGAAGGACGCCCTCAATTCGGTTGGCGTCAATGTCCAGGCAACGCTGCCGGGTCTCTGCCCTCCGGTGGTGCCGAGTTCGCAGCTCGCAACCACAACGTTCCCGACGAGGTAGCGAACCTGAAGCGCATTGGCCGACGTCAGGTTGACCACCACACGATTGTTGAGCGTGCCGTCGCCGATATACAACGCCGTCACCGCACCGGATGGACCAAAGCACGCGTCCGACAATGCCCACCATTCGACCACGCCGCCATGCGCCCCTTGGGGCGGGGCGACGTTGCTGGTGACGGCATCGAGATTGCGCGTCGCCGCGGCCGTGCCGCTGCGGATCAGCTGGCCGCCAAAGGCGAAGTTGCTGTTGTGCTCGACGACAGCCAGGCCGCCGAGCCGAAGCGTGAAGTTCACCGCGGCCCCAGCGGTGACGGGGATCTGGAGTTCGCCGCGCATCCATGCCGTGCTGCCGCCACCAGAACCGCCGGGAACGAAGTAATCCCGCAACTGCGCATCCGGCTTCACAAGCTGCACGCCGACTGAGCCGCCGATCTCTGCAAACGCGGCCGTGAGATTGACGTGCCGGAGCGCCATGGTGCCGAGATTGGCGAGGCTGCCATTCGCCAGGGCAATGTGCGCCAGAGTGAAGCCGCGCACAGTGCCGGCAGCGGCGACCTTGTTGTTCGGAACGAAGTAGATCCGAATCGTTCCGTTGGCATCCGGCGCGCCCGTAAAGGCCAGGTCGAACGTCGGGACGCCGAGGTAAGTACCCGTCGCGACGACAGAATAGGCAAGCGTTCCTGCCGGAAGATCGATCGACATACCGCCCGGCAGCGTACCGGGATTGCCGGTCACGACGCCCGTCAGGTTCGTGTTGCAACCCTCCGAGGACCAGGCCTCTTCGATGACCAGGCCGCGATCGGTGATACGGGCGGTGTTCGCTGCAAAATCGACGATGTTGCCGTTCTTCGACTTGGCCGTCGCGTTCGTGCCGGCGCGCACCGCCGTCAGTTGCGCTGCGATATTGCCTTCGACGCCGCCGGCGTAAATCTTCCCCTCGGCGAAGCCATAGTCGACAAAGGCGCTTGGATCATACCAGGGCGTAACACCACCGCCGCCGGCAACGCCGCGCATCATTCCAAGGGCGAGCCCAAGACCAAGCTGCATCATTCTTCGGTACTCCCCGCGATCGTCCAGGCGCCATCGGCATAGAGGCACGTCACAAGGGCATGCGGCCCGAGCGACCGGGTGTGCCCGTGCGCGTTGCCGGGCGCGCCGCCGCCCTCGAGCACGAACCGCACCCGGCCAGCGCCGCGCTGCAACACGGTGCAGCCGTCGCCCTCTTCAGCGTCGGCCGGCAAGGTCATCACCTGCTCGGTGGCTTTGGTGACCGGCACGATGCGGTTGAGGTGCAGTGCGGGGTCGAAGGTGAAATCTCCGGTTTCGACCTCGGCCACCGGCACGCGGGCGATAAGCAGCGGGCCAAGGAAGGAGCCGGAAGGCGCATCCCCCCAGCCGTCGGCATCCTTCGGCCCCCAGCGGTCGAGCGCGAGATTGTCGGTGTAGTGATCGCCGACATTGCCGAGATCGGCGGCCGGCGGGCCGTCGCCGGAAAGCTCGGAATAGCCCTTGTCGCCGCGCCGGCCGGGCGGGCCGCCGCGTGCCATGATCACCCTTGTCATGGTTTCTCCGTCAGTCGCGGATGTAGCGGGTTGCAGGATCGTCTAGGACGGTCATCAGGCCGTCGACGCCGGTGCGGATCTCCTGGGCGTAGTCGCCCCAGGGCAGCGCCTCGATCGCCGCCTGCGGGCAGCGCGTGACGATCACCGCGTCCTGCGTTGCATTGCCGATCGGCTCATAGATCTCGATGGTCCCGTCGGCCGTCGTCAGGGTGAGCGACACGTCTGGATCGGCGAGGCTCTTTAGCCCGATCTCCACCGTGTAGCCGGTGAGGTCGAGCGTGCCGCCGGGCACGGGCCGCAGCGGCATCGCCTCTTCCCATGGCAGGTGCCGCCAGATGATGGGCCAATCGTCACCGCAGGACATAAGCAATCTCCTAGCGCCAGCTGCCGGCCAGGCCGCGGCTGGTCGCCGAGCTCGACACGGCACGTCCGGTCTGTGCATTGAGCCGGGATGCCGAAGCATTGGACCAGTTGTTGCTGCCGGAAATGATGTTGGCGTCATCATTCTCGGTGGCGTTGGTCCAGGTCGTTCGGGTGTCGACTGCACCCCATACCGCCGCCAGCACCATGCCGCCCGAGGGGATATCGATGGTCAGGGTGAGCGGCGTGGCCGCGGTGTTCACGGTATCGCTGTCGAACGGCGTGAGCGAGCGGAGCCCGGTTGCCCGATAGAGGGTGAGGCCGCACACCTGCATGGTGCTATTAAAGGTCACCGACACCGCGCCACTGGTGCCGGTTGGCACCAGCGCCCCATAGAAGCCAAGCACGTTGGAGCTTGCCGCACCTTCTCCCAGGCTCAACATCTTGGTGGCGGCAACCCCGCCGATGGAGCACGAGATGAACGATCGCGCATTGGGGTTGTCGGTCGAGATGATCGAGGCGATGAGGTAGCGATCGGAGGCTTCGGCCCCGAAGTTCTGCCCTGAGAAAATATAGGTGGAGAGATCGTTGCTGTTCGGCGTGGCGCGCTGCAGATAGGTGAGCAGCAGCGGCGCCTGCGTCCCCACCACGCCGGTCACACCGGGCATGAAGGCCTCACACGGCACGCCATTGTGGCCGATGCCGCGCGCCTCCGCCGGCGTCACCAGGCGGCGGCCGGGCACCACCAGCGCCGGGCGCTCGGGCAGGATGAGCGGCGGAGGAAGCTCGATCATTCGGCCATCACCTGCGCCGCGTCGGCGCCGATCGCGGCGAGCAGCTCCAGCGCGTCGGGATCGTCGGCATAGACTTCCGGATGGTCCGGTGCGAACCAGCGGGCGAAGGATGCCGGGTGCGCCGTCAACGCGGCATAGGCGGCATCGAGCTTGCCGGCGGCGATCAGCCGATCCTGCACCAGGCTTTTGGGCAGCCGGCGCCGCGGCGGAGGCGACGGCTCGGGCTCTGGATCGGGCTCATCGCCCACCGCAAGCCCGTGCTCGGCGAGATCGTCAGTGCCCCAGATGCCATCGGCCAGCAGGCCGAGAATGACCGCCGGGTCGAGTTGCGGCGTGCCGGGGAAGCGCACCCATGCGCCATCCACCTGGTGAACGATGATTTTCATGTCAAAGCGTCCGGGTAAGCGCGGCGGTGATGACGACGGCGCCGTTATCGACGAGATAGGCGAGGCTGAGCTCGGTGCCGACCGGGATCGAGTACGGGCCGAGGGGAACACCGTCATAAAGGCGGTAGCTGGCATGCAGCGTCAGCGTCCGCGTGGCGCCGGTGGCGGTGAAATGGAACACGCCCTTCTGGTTCTTCAGGTTCGAAGCCGCGCCCAGCGTGCGATTGCCGCCGAGCGGCAGCGGCACGTTGCCGGCGGCACCGAAATCGAAGCCCGTTGCAAAGTTCACCAGGATGGTCGCGGCGTCGACGAGCACACCATAGGCCGCGGCATCCCATACCGCCTCTGGCGTCAAGGTGAGGTCGCCGGCGGCGTCGGCGCGATATTGGCTGGCCGTTGCGAGAGGCCGGTTGAACCGCGCATCGTCGCCCGCCGCCACCGTGCCCGGCCCGGTGCCGACATTGAGCGGCGCCGCATTGCCGGGCACGAGGTCGAACTCGGCGGCGATGCCGATCGCCACGTAGCGCCAGACGCTTGAGAGCAGTCCGCTGGTCACGGTGAGGCGATAGGCGCCGCCCTCGGCGAAGAAGCCGGCGAAGCCGTTGGCATCGGCATTGAACGGATTGCCGAGCGGCACGGTGCCGGCGCGATCCGAGAACAGCGCGGCGAGCAGGCCCGACTCCTCGTCGCGCACCTCGATCGTCGCGCCGGGCACGACATTGCCGGCGGCGTCCTGTATGGGCGCCTGCCACCTCGCCAAGGCCATGAACCTACCCCGTCAGTTGATCTGTGCGCCGCGGATATCCGGGCTGCCGGTGATGGTGAGAAAGCTCACCCCGTCGATTGCGTTGCCACCGGCGCCGCCCGCCCGCGGAAACTGGTCGCCAAGGCCCGGCTGGCCGGGCTGGCCGGCAAGGCCGCCACGCCCGCCGCCGCTGTCGCCGAGGCCATAGGTCTCGGTGGTGGCATTCTGTCCGGTGCCGTAATTGCCCACGTAGCCGAGGCCGGGCTGATAGCCCTGCCCGCCGCCGCCACCCCAGCGCCGCACCAGGCTGCTGCTGCCGGAGGCCTCGACACGGCAGCCGCCACCACCGCCGCCGCCCCAGATCTGACCGCCGGTCGCGTCCACCTGCACCGCATAGCGGGAATAGATCGCGGTGCCGCCGTCCTGGCCGTTGCTGGGCGTGGCGTCGCCGCCCTTGCCCTGAATGCGCCCGCGAATGATGAGATGCAGCGTCACGCCCGCAGGCCAGTCCCCGACGGTGAAGGCCGGAGTATCGGAGGCGCTGGCGCCGACGATCACGCCGGCCTCGACGATACAGGTCACCTCATCGCCGGAGACCGGCGGCGGATAGAGGCTGTCGTGCGCCTCGCGGAAGTTCACGTCCTGCGCATTGGCGTCGATGATGATGACGCGATTATTCAGGTCGCCATCGTCGAGCGAGGTGAAGCGCAGCTCGTCGGCCTCGATCTCAAAACCGGTATCGGTCGGCTGCAGTCGCACGATCTGGATTGGCACTGAATCCGGCGCGCCGGTGTCATCCTGCAAAGGCCGGGATTGCAGCTTGTAGCCGCGCCCCAGCACCGGCGTGAGCGGATCGGTGCGGAAGCTGGAATAGGTGAAATGCCGCGGCGGGGTACGGAAACGGCCGAGCTGGATATCGTTGACGCGCCGCGCCACCTGGCGGCCGAAGGCCGGGATCCAGCTGGCGAAGATGCGCTTCACAGCCGGCGCGCCATACTCATCCTGCGCCTCGAGGTTCGCCGTCACCGCCGAGGAGCGGTAATTGTCCGGATCGTCCGCCTTCTTCAGCGGGTTCACCAGGCCGAAATAGGTCCACACCTGGCTTACGCGCTTGTCCGGCTGCTCGCGGATCCGCAGCGTGCCGGTGAGAACGTTACTCTCATCGAGATCGCGGCATCGGTCGCGATCTGCCGCAGCACCTGCAGGCGGATGATGCGATCCTTGTCATCCCACCACACCGCCAGCGCGCCTTGCTGGATCAGGTCCGACACCAGCTTGTTGACCGCAGTGGGCTCGGCGATGAGGCGAGTGTAGACGCGGCGCAGGAAGGCGCCGGTTTCTGCCTTCCACGCGGGAAGCGGGATGTATTCCGCCGGCACCTGCGCATAGGTGGTGAACAGGTCGGCGATGATGTCGGCCGGGTCCTGCCCCACATAGTGGAGGCACAGCTGCGCCCGGTCCTGCGCATCGTGCTCGGCCGCCTCGGTGCCGTGCTGGCCGCGCACCAGGGTGAGCACATCGCCCACGCGGGTGAAGTCGCATATTTCCTTGCCGCCGATCGCCACGATACCGGCGGCCGGATATTCGAGATTGCCGATGCCGGCGGGCGAGAGGGTGGCCGAGGTGACGGCCGCGTCGATGTCGGCGACGAGGAAGCCCTGGCTGAGCTTCGGCGCCAGCGCCCGATCTTCGTCCGCCATCTTCAGCGCGTCTTTCGCCACCAGCGAATAGCGCCCGTCGAGCGAAGGCCCCTCGAAGCTCTCAAGGATGAAGTGGCGGGTGTCCATCTCCGCCAGCGCCTGCCCAAGCTCGCCGCGGATGATGCGGATCGGCTTGCCGCGGAGGTACGGCTGCCGCGCCCGGAACTTCCCCCAATAGCTGCCCTGCTTGAACGGATCATAGGGCCGCTCAGTGACGTAGGGATCATAGCCCGGCCCGGTGTCCGGCCACGGGAAATCCGAAAAGCTCACGCTGAGCGAGGAGCGGGTGCCGAGGTTCTCGCCGAGCGAGATGGTGCCGGGCGAAAGCGACACGCTCTCGATGCAGGGCAGCGCGTCGATGCCGCTCTCGACAAGGTACGCGGTGCCGATGGCAAAGCGCAGCGTCACCGGAGCATTCGAATAGTTCGGCCGGTCCTGGCACGTCGCCTTGGTGTTGAAGCACTTGCGGGTTCCGGTCGGGTTTGGTCCGGCCAGCGTCGCCGTGCAAGGCGCGACGCCGTAGCTGAGCGCGCAGGTGTCGATGTCGATCTCGACGAAGGTGAGCGTCTTCACAGCGCCACCGCCGAGAGCTGGAGATTGAGGCCAACCACCACGCCCTCGCGCAGCACCGAGGTCTCCGGCCGGATGTCGCCGGTGACCCAGGCGAAGCCCACCTCGGCCGGATAGTCCGCTGGCATCCAGGCGAAGAAGAACGGGATCTCGCGCGCCGCCTTCACGAAGTCCGCGAGGTTGGCGTGGAACCAGTCATAGTTGAGGAACTGGATTTGCGCGTTCGTCGCGAGCGCCTGCCGGGTGACGATGCGGCCGAGATAGTCCCCGCTCTCGGCCTGCCCCGTCACGATGTCGTCGGAAGCGGCGAAGGGCAGCGGCACATGGCCGGGCTGCAGGCCGCGCTGCAAGCGGGTGAGCCGGCCGATATAGACCACGGCTATGCGGGGCGCGGTGGCGACGGGCACCAGCTTCAGCCGCACCTGCGCGGCGAACACGGGATCGAAGCGCAGGATGGCCGGCGCATCGCCCGCCAGCACCACGGGTGTGAACACCTCGATCCAGTCGCCGGGGCTCCCCTCGTCGGGAATCTCCACCGAGACATTGACGCCGGCCGAGCCGAGATTGTGCCGGGCGATGCCGACATAATCGATCGGGTCAGGGCTGGTGACATCGAAGGTGACGTACTGCACGGCGATGCTGTCGGACTGCCAGCGCGCCGCCGTCGAGGGGTTGGCAAGGTTGCTCGCCGGGAAGGCGGTCAGCTCATGATCAGCGGTGATGCCGCCGAGCGTCACCAGGTTGCGCCAGCCGATGAGCGGCGCGTTCGGCGAATGCTCGTCGACCGGCGTCGCCAGGATGACGACGCTGCGGGAGATGATGACGGCCATGGATCAGTTCCCAACGATCAGCTGGTAGCCGTCTTTCTGCATGTCGACGAACTGCCGGAACAATTCCTCGACGCTCTCGCGCGAATACACCTGCCCCTGCAGGCTCAGATAGATCGCCCGCGTCGGGTCGGCCGCGCCGCCATCGCCGCCGCCTGACGACGTATCTTCCGCCGGCGCCGAGCCCTTGTTGACGCTCGGCCGGCTGCTCGATCCCGGATTGGTGCGGGCAATGGTGGCGATCTGCGCGGCGCCGGCAGCGGCCACCGCGGCGGCGCCGGCAAAGCCCAGCATGCCGCCCTGCGCGAGCGCCTTGGTGATGCCCTCGGCGGTGTTGATCACCGCCTGCGCGATGCCGAACGCCTTGGCGATGCCAAAGCCCTTCTTGCCGGAAGCCTCGGCCAGGGTGGAGAGCGAGCCGAGGATATCGGAAACATGGCCGACGAGCTGCTCGCGGATCCTCATCTCCTGCTCGACGCCCTGCCGGGTGATCTCGGCCAACTTGTCCGTATGGTCCTGCTGCGCCCGCTGCATCAGCTCGTCATATTCGGCCTGCGTGATGTTGCGGTTTTCCAGCCAGGTCTTGAGGTTCTCGATCCGGGTCTCATAGGAGGCCATCTCCGCCTCCTGCTCCGTCATCAGCGCCTCGCGCAGCGCCTGCACGCGGGCATTGATGGCATCCGTCTCGGCCTGCTGCTTGGCGAGGAAGGCCTCATAGGCCTTGTCCGCCTCCTCCGGCCGCTCAGGCGGAAGCGGCGTCTTTGGGCCGGTGATATTCGGAACCACAGGCGCGGCGGGTGTCGATGATTCGCCGTCCTGCCGAGCGTTTAGTATCTTGATGAGTTGAGCCTCTTGCGCGTTGAGCGCATCGATCTTCTCTTGCAAAGCAGCGATAGCATTGTCGCCGATGCCCACTTCGATCTGATCGCTATTTGCAATCTTCTCCCGCGCATCCGCGATCTTCGATACCAGATCAAGGCGGTCGCGCATGATGGTGTTTATGCGCGCCTCTATGGTCTCATTCTGCTGCTGATCCGGCGGATTATAGCTGTCGCGCATCCGCTGCACGAGATCATAGATTCCCTTCAGTTCGGCATAGGCTTGCCCGATGTCGCGCGCGAACTTGACGACCTCAGTCTGAGACCAAGTTGTCAGAGTCCCCATGACATCGTTGAACTTTCGATTCACATCATCCGCACCCTTCACAACTTCATCCGTGAAGACACGGCCAAGCTCGTGCGCGCGGTCGATGGTCTTGCGAATGCCGTCGGCACCCTGGCTGATCAACTGCACGAACTGCTCGCCACCCGAGCCACCGAGCAGTTCATCGAAGATGCGGATCTGCGCCGCACTGTCGAGTTGGCGCAGGCGCTCGATGATGTCGAGCATCAGTGCGCTGGGATCCTTCAGCCGCTCTTTCAGATCGTCGGCGCTGTAGCCGAGCCGCTGGAACGCATCGGCGGCGCTGCCGCCACCTGTAGCGATGAACTCGTCGGCCCGCAGATTCAATTCCTTGAAGCCGTCGACCATGGCGTCGATGCCAATGCGGTTCTGCTCGGCGACGAACTTCCATTCCTGAAATGCCTTGAGCGAGAGGCCGGAGCGCTTGGCCTCGTCGCCGAGCGAGGCAATGGCGGCCACCGTCTCGCGGATCGCCTGCGTGGCGCCGGCAAAGCCGATGCCGAGGATCGCACCCTTGATGCCGGCCGCGGCTGCCGAGACGTAGCTTGCCGTCGTCGACATCGTGGATTTGAACTTCTTGCTCCACGCCTGCGCGTCCCTATCGGCCTTGTCGAGCCCCGCCTCATACTCGGCAGCGTCGATGCCGAGCTTGGCGAGCAGACTGCCGACTACGGTTCCCTTCGCCATGCGGACACCACTTTTGATTTGGGAGATGGATGGCTAGGCTTGCGAGGGGATGCGGGAGGGACACATGCCGCCGACGACGGACTTGTTTTTGCCGGGCCTTGGGAATTGGTCCGGTCTAGTGCTTGCGGCGGTTATCGCCTTTGGGTTCTTCGCGCCGCTCTGGATGTCGATCGCGGCGGAGAGCGGCATATCAATCGTGACATCGATCGTTCTACTGACGGTCGCTGCGGGTATTGTCTTCATTGGCAAGGCCGTGACGCACGAAATCCTCGCCGCCATCGTCTACATGGCCGCGCTACTCTCGGCGTCGTCTATCTTCGCTGCACACCGTTCGAAACCGCCATCCACTGGAGGGCGATAGCGATCTGCTCATCCATGGTCTGCTGCGCCCGCGGGCCTCGCCGCCGGATCTGCAGATCCTTCAAGGGCGTCATCTTCTTCGCGCGGGTGAGCGCGGCTGTCTGGAAAGCCAGCCAAGCGCGGTCATTGTGGTCGCGACGGTCCCGCTCTGTCGCACCGTCGAGCACAGTGAGGATCTGGCGTAGCGTCAGCCGCCAGAAAACCTCAGGATCCTGCCGGGCGGCAACCCAGGCGGAGAGCAGCGGAGCAGGATCCGTCAGCCCCCCGCCTCCGGAGGGCGGGCAGCCCTGCTCCGCGCCGCCGTGGGAGAGAGCATCGGCATCGCGATCGTGGAGGCCACCATGATGGCTTTCGACGCCTCCTCGAGCCCAGCTACTTCAAGGATGTCGCCCGCATCCCTGATACCTGCCGCAGGCTGGTGATCCTGCAGCATCGCCCACAGCACCGAGCGCAGCAGGCTCAGGCGCATGTTAAGCGGGTTTTTCTCGATGACATCGAGTTCCAGGAGGATCTTGAAGATGGGCAGGTTGAGGTGTGCCTCAAGGGAGCACATCGCGTTCATGCTCAGCGAGAGCAGATAGGTGTTCTCGCCGACCGTCAGGGGCGTCTGCCCCCGGTGAGGGTTCGCCATCATGCCGGTGCTCACGCGATGACGTTGGCGGTCGCAGCGCTTTCGGCCGGCGTGGGGCCGACCGAATTCGACGCTGTGACGAGCACCGTGATGGCGGCGCCCACGTCGCCGCCGACCGGCGTGTAGGTCGAGGCATTGGCGCCGGCAATATTCGCGCCCGCCTTCTTCCACTGATAGGCGAAGGTTGGCGCACCGCTCCATTCACCAGGCAAGGCGGTCAACGGCTGGCCGACCTTGGCGAGGCCGGAAATGGCCGGCTTGATGACGTTCGCAGGCGCTGCAGCGGCGGTGACAACCACCGAGCCCGTCACCTTGAAGGTGGCGGTCGCGGTCATCTTGTCGTCGAAGGGGGCCGCCGGCGCATAGCCGGTGAGAATGCCGTCGAAGCCGAACTTGACGCCGTTCGGCCAGGTGATTCGGCACTTCACCTTGGTGCCCTTCACGCCGAGGAGCAGCGCCTCACTTGCGGAGCCGGGCAGGAAGTTCATCTCAAGCGAGGCCTCGCCGGGATCATTGAGGCCGGGGATGAACTCGCGGTCGCGGTTCGGCGACTGCATGTGTGTGGCATCGACCGCATCGATCGCGAACGTCGGAGGCGTGATGTTCGTGACTTCGGCTATTGCCGTCCACGCTCCGCCGCCATTGGTCGAGATTTCAAACAGGCTGCCATAGCCGATCGAAGCGTCGGTCATGGAGATCTCCGGTGCTGATGGAAGCGCCTGCCCACGGCGCGATGACGGGCGCTTAGCTGGCCGTGCGCGACCAGATGTCGAAATCGAGCGAGACGACGTGGAACAGCTGGCTTTCCGGCTTGTCCGCGTAGGAGCGCTCGGCGGTGAGGAAGATGCCCCCGAAGCGCACCCCGCCGTGCTCGCCGCGATAGCCGGAGAGACGAGCAATGACCGCCTTGGCGGCATCCGAGGCGAGCTTGTAGCCCGCGGCGTCATTGCCGTTCGGCGCGCGGGCGCGAACGTCGATCTGCACTTGGGCTCCATCGAGCCCGTCAGAGCCGGCCATGTGATAGCCGACAGCTCCGCCGATGCGCGAGAGCCGCGCCGCCGGTGAGCCGATGCCCTGCGGATAGATGTTCCAGTGCAGCCGGTCGCCGAGCCTGGCGCCAATGCCGGCGTCGGCGAGCATGAGGGAGACGAGCGCCTCTTCCATCACGCGCCCCCCTTCTTGGCCTTGCGCTTGGCCGCGCGCCGCGCCGCCTTCTCGATCTCGGTGCCCAGCTCGCGGCCGATGCCATCGAGCACGGCGCCTTGCGTCTGTGCGAGGGCGGGCCGCAGATAGGGCTGCGGCGCCTGCGTCGCCGAGCCTAACTCCTGCACGATGGCCTTGATCGCCCGCCGCTTGCTGCCGCGCGCCGGGCCGACATAGACCTCTGCAAAGGTGTCGCTCGTGCCGCCGGCCCGACGCGCCGCCCGCAGCGCCGAAGTTGCCGCGGCCTTGGATCCGCCCGAGCGCAGCACGGCGCCATAGGCCTTCAGCCCCTCATCCATTTCCGCAATCGTCTTCGCGGCGAGGATGATGCTGTTTTCCAGATCGTGCGTGTCCTTCGGCGCGAGCTGCGCGGCCTTGGCCGCCATCGGTTTCCCGGTCTTCAGCAGCGTGCGCTTGAGAACGCCCTTCTGCACCGCCTTGCTCAGATCGGAAAGGCCGGCGCTCAGCTCCTTGAGGCCGGAGACCGAATATCTCAGCTTGCCGACCATCACTCGGCCCTCGCCGCCGCGGTGATCTCGATGCCCTCTCGCCGCCCGATCTCCTTGGCGCCGACGATGTCGAAGGTGCGCCCTTCGAACTCCAGCCACCAGGTCGGCGAGACGCCGGCGACATCCGGGCTCCAGCGGATCCGGAAGCGCGCCGACAGGTTCGCCGTCACCTCGGCCGATGCGAAGCGCTCACGATCCGACACCGGCGCATACTCCGCCCACACCGTCCGCGCGACCGGCGCGCCCTTGATCGGCGCATTGAACTCGTCACGGCCGAAGTCCTGGCAGTTGGTCGACAACAGCGTGATACGGCGATCGAGCTTGCCACCCTCGATCATCTGTACACCCGCAGTTGCGCGAGTAGCCGGGCCACTCCGATCGGCAGTTCCGAAACGATCGTTCCGGTGATGTGGTCCTCAGCCGTGAGATACCATGAGCCGACCAGAAGAAGGATTGCGGTGCGTGCCTGAGGAGGCAGCGCGAAATTAGGGTTTTCATCGTCGGCGGCATAGCCGCACTGGAACCGGATCCTGACCGCATCCTTGCGCTCCGAACGCAAGGTCGGTCGGGTGAAAGTCGAGAGCAGGTAGAGTGTCGCCCCCTGATCCGTCGGCAGGCTATAATAGTTCGCCGGATTCACAGTCTGCTCGATACCGGCGGCATCGATATAGCGGACATTGACGATGGTACGCACAGGCTTTGCCGGGATGGCCACCTCAGGCGACCATCCCGCTAGGCCGAGTTCCAGCGTTGACGAGCCCAGCACTACGCTGGCCTGGTCCGCCACGAAGGCAGTCGCCTCCTCGATCAAGCCGCGTATCCGCAGATCATCATGCACATGATCGATATGCAGGCGTGCCTTCGCTTCGTCGAGCGTGACGACAGGATCCGCAGCCGCGGCGACGATGCTGATCATCAGTAGAGCGCCACGATGTTGGTCGCCGTGGTGCCCGCGACGCGAACCGCCTTGGCGCGCACCGGCAGGGTGGTGCCGGCCGCGACAGCGACCAGCGTCACCGCGTCAACGTCATCCTCGGCGATGATAGTGATGTCCCCTGCCCCGCCGATCCACAGCGCATCGCACACGCCATCCGGCAGATTGTTCGCGGCGTGAGGCGCTACCACCCGCAGCCGGCTTGCGGGCATTGTCGCCCGCAAGGCATCGAGCGTGCTCTTTACGGCCATCGCGCAAGCTCCGATCAGGCGTCGTCATAGACGACGTGGAAGGCGCCGACCTTGGCGGCGCCACCCTGGGCGAGAACGATCTTCACCCGGTCGCCGGCAAGCGCGATCTTGTCCTGCACGGCAGTGCCGCCGGCGGCATAGAGCGAAGCGACGCCGGCCTGCGAATGCGTCGGCAACCGCGGCGCGACCACGGCCGAGACGTTGACGTCCGCCTGGGTCCACAGGTTGATGCCGGTGGCCTCGCCGGTGATGGTGAAATCGACGCCATTGGCGTAGCCGTTCACGCCATCCTTGACGTATTCGATCTGATGGATCTTGCCGGAGATGCGAGGGGTATAGGCGGTCGCGGTGCCATCGGCAGCCGTGGTGACGGTGACCTTGAAGCGGCGCACGGGAGGCTCCTTTCACGGCGCGAACGCGCCTCAATCGGCGGAGGGCTTCCGCCTGGTGGGGGACTTGTTGGACGGAGCGGGCTCGGCCTTGTTGCGGGGCTTTGCCTCGGCCTTGGCGCGGCGGCCAAGCTCGACGAACTTGCCGGGATGCCTCTTGAGGAGATCGGCGCCGATACTGTCGGACACCTCGAATTCCTCGCCGGGCCGCAGGCTGTCGGACTTCACGGCACTGACGTGCATCTGGTCGAGAGCCTTGAGACGCATGGTGCAGTCCCTTCATGAAAAAGCCTCCGGCGGTGAAGCCGGAGGCTGGCTGCAGGAAGGCGATCAGGCGGCGAGCGCGTCGCTGAAGTCGCCCTTGACGAAGGATTCGGGGCGATAGACCGCGAGCGCCAGACGCTCCTCGGCGCGGATCGTCACGAGGTTCTTGCGGAAGTTGTCGCTGTCCTCGGTCGAGATCTCGACCGTGGCATCTTCGCGATCGAAGATCTGGGCGCCCATGTTGAAGGCGCCGGTCAGGAACTTGTCGATCGTCATCGCCTGGGTTTCGACCACAGGCAGGCGCCACAGCCGCGGCTCGGTGCCGCCCTGCGGATTGGCGAACAGATACGCGCCGTCATCGGTCTTGGTCAGCTCGATGTCGGCCCAATCCGCCGGGTGCATCACGATGCCGTTCGACGGATACTCAGCCAGGAACGCCTGCAGGATGGCAAGGCGAATGACATCGATCTTGGTCAGGTTGCCGGCGGCGGTCGGAACGATCGGCGCGGCGTAGGCCGAGGCCTGCGTATAGATGCCGTTGAGATCGGTGCCGGCGCCAGAGCCGTTGAGAAGCTGGTTCTCCTCGACATAGGCGAGGCCATAGCGCAGGCGCCCGTCGATGTAGGACTGCAGCATGGGCACATCGTCGAGGATCTGCTTCGTGGCGAGCACCCAATGCGCGATCGTGGTGACGGCCGTGGTCACCAGATCGAACTTGATCTCAGACTGCGGCTTGGCCGCACCGGAGGTTTCCGAGACGGTCGCCGCACTGTTGGTGAAGCCGGTCTCCTTCGGATACTGGATCGCGTTCGAGGTGGTGCGACCCGGCATCAGCAGATCGCGGATAGTCATGCGACGCTGCGGCGTGGCGAGCAGGCCGACACGCTGCGGCACGATCAGATCGCCGGCCGAGCCATCGGCATCGGTGGTGAGCGCCGAGATGATCGCCTTCACCGGGATCGCCACGCGGCCACGGCCACCGGCCTTGATGAAGGCCTTCAGATCGTCATGGCCGGTGACCATCTCCCCGAGGGTCTTGCGACGCTCCGGCCCGGCGGCACCGCGAACCATCTTCTGCTCGATCTCGGTGAGGCGGGCGGACAGTTCGTTGTGCTTGATCAGAGCTTCATCGGCCGCCCTCTTGGTCTCAGCGGTGACCACACCGAGGTTCTTGATCTCGGTGTTCGTGGTCTCGGCCTGCTTCTTCACCTCGTCGGCCGCCTTCTTCAGCTCGACGGCAAGCTGGGCGAGATCCGCTTCGCTGGCGCCGGCCGCAGCCGTGGCGGCAACGATGCCCATGGCGTGTGCGTCCGGCGCGAGCAGGTAGAGGCCGACGAGTGCCAGGCACACGAAGGCGAGGAGCCCAAGGGCTCGATAGTTGATTTTCATGGGAGTGTTCCTTAGCGGGGAAGGAAGGCCGAGACGGCGGCGCGCAGCTCGCCGATGGCCGGGTTATTCGCCTTGCCCTCGGACTCGCTCCGAATGGCCTTCGCATAGCCGACAGAGGCGATCTGTACGGCCATGGCCTTCGGGATCCCTGCCTCGCGCAGGAGATCCTCGAATTCTTTCACCGGCATGGGATCGCCATCGCGCAGCCGGCGGGCGAACTCCTCCATGCGTTCGGACTTGACGGTCGCCTTCGGATTGGCCGGGAAGCTGACGATCGACACCTCGAGGAGGTCGACTTCCATCAGCTTGCGGGGGCCGCTGCCCTCGGCGGGCTGGGTGTCCACCTCGCGATAGCCGATCGACAGGCCGCGGATGGCACCGGCCTTCAAGAGGATCTTGGCCTCGTCCGCCTTCTGCACGCCGGCGAGAAGGTGGCCCTTGCCCCATAGCCCCTTGCGATCCTCGGCGAGATCCTCCCAGACGCCGATCGGCGTCCACGGATCGTGCTGCCAAAGCATCAGCGGCATGGTGCCGGCGCGCTTGTGCTTCGCCAGGCTGTTGGTGAAAGCGCCGGCCTCGACGCTCTCATTGTAGCTGTCGCGGACACCGAACACCGAGCCGTAGCCCTCAAAGGTGCCGTCTTCCGACAGGTCTTTGACCTGCAGGGCGAATGCCTTGGTCTTCATGGGTGTCAGTCCTCGTCGTCGAGCGGCGGCCCGCCATTGTGTCCGAGCGGCACGTTCTGTGACTGCACGGTGAGAACATCGCCGCCGGGGAGCGGCGGCAGGTTTTCCAGCCGGCGCACCTCGTTGCGCGTCATGATCCCGTTCTGCACCATCACGGTGTAGAAGGCGGCGCGAGCGGCGCTGTCGGTGCGGAGCAGGCCTTCGACCTTGAATTCCGGTTTCAGCGTCGCGCGCAGCGTCGCCGGGATGAGCGAGCGCTGCACCGCCTGCTCGATGCGGGAGAGGTATGGGCGTAGCGAGAAGGTAAGGAAGCCGATCAGCTGCTGCTCAAGGCCCGAACCCCAGCTGGTCGAATTCTGCGTATGGCCGACCATGAAGGGCGGCACACGGAACCAGCGACAAATCTCCTCGACATGGAACTGCCTGGTTTCAAGAAACTGGCTGTCCTCCGGCGTCATGGTAACGGGCTGGAACGTAACACCGGCCTCAAGCACCATGACGCCACCAGCGTTTGAGCTGCCGACATAAGGCTCGACAATGTTCTCGCGGAGCTGCTTCCGCTGCTCGGGTTTCAATACCTCGTTGACTGTAAGGAAGCCGGTCGGCCGGATGCCGTTCGCGAACATCGATCCGGCCATCTCGTCGGCCGCGAGCGCCGTGCCCATGGACTGCCGGGCGAAGGCGATCGGCGAGAGGCCGACATCGCCAGCGCCGCCGAAGCCGCGCACGTGGAAGATCTCGTCCTCGCCATAGGTTCGGAAGCCCTTCGGGTCCGAGTAGCGATAGACGCGCGCGCCGCGCTCGTTGCGCGAAACCTGCATGAGATCAGTAGACAGCGGCGTCAAAGCGACGAGACGATTGCCGATCATCTCTTTCTTTGAATAAGAGTTGCCTCCCAAGCACAAGGAAAGAACCACACCTTCCCAAAACTCGACGGCAGTGTAGTCGGCACTGGGTGAGTCATGGATCAAAGCATAGAGCGGGTCATCGGCAGCGATCGTGCGGCTACCGTCCGCCGCCGTGCGATAAAGCATGAACGGAAGGGTCGCCACAGTCTCTGACAGCAATCGCATGCACGCCCAAGCAGCAGCGATCCGCATCGAGCCTTCTGGTGTGACGGCCTTTCCGGAAGCCGTCATGGCCGGGAAGGCAACTCGCCAAGATTCAGCGTCTCGCAATCCGAACCCGGCCCGGATCACCTGCTTCAGACGCGAAGCAAGGGTGAGCTTCGTGCTTCGCATCATGAGTGCACCGGGTTCGCGAGGAAGTCATCGATACGGCTCTTGGCAACCGGGTTGCGGCTCATCATTTCGACAGCGTTGAAGCTCGCCATCAGCGGGTCGATCTTCGAGCTGCCGGTCCGCTTCTCGATGTAGACATTGCTGCCGCGTTGCTCACATCGGGCATTCTCGACGCACCAGCGCAGCAGTGCCGAGCCGCCGTGCTTCATCGTACCGTCGGCGAGCTTTCGCTCTGTGCCGAATATCGCCGAGGAAAGCCGGTAACCCTGCGTCACCGCCGCCACCATCGGCTCGCCGATGCCGTAGGAGGCGAGCTCCTCGAGGAGCGCGGGAACGCCGGCCGGGTCCAGGCCGATCGCGTTCGCATCCGGCAAGAGCCCTTCCTGCCAGAGATCAACGATGATCTGCGCGGCCTCCTCGGCGTCTTGCGTGACGCGCTCGCATATGACCAGCGTGCGCTCCGCCTCGAAATCGGCGAGCTTGCTGACGATCTCCTTATGCCGCTCCAGCACCTTCTTCTGCGCCCAGGCTTTTGCCCACAGCATCCAGTGCCGGGTGACCTTGTGCCGCCCGATGACGGCGAGGCCCCACAGATCGTCGAGGCCGCCGACATCGCCGCCGACCACGCAGACGTCGGCATTCGCCTTGATGTAGTCGAGCGTGACGCGCCGGTCGGTCGCCTCGGTCCAGAAGTCGGCGCCGATCCAGCGATCATCGTGCATCGCCATGCCGATCTCGATATTGAGATGCTGGCTGGCCCAGCGGCGCGCCGCCTCCTCGCCCTTCTTCCACTCGGTCTGCCACTCGCCATTGAGGCGGTCGACGCTCAGCGAGCGGCCGAGGTTAGGCAGCACCAAACTCCAGTTCTTCGTGTCTTTCCACGGCAGCGTCGGATCGAGCTGCATCGCCTCTGGGAATTCGTAGAGCACCGGCAGCATCCTGACGCCCTCGGTGATCTTACCGTCGCGCACCGCGCGGGCGTACTGCAGCTCCTCCTTGAAGATGCCGAACGGCGGCACCTCAGACTGCGTGGTGATGATGATCAGCAGGCTTTCCGGATTGGTGATCATGCCGCCGCGGATCTGGCCGAGCACGCGCCTGGCGGAGGGCGATTCCGCCATGACGTGCAGCTCATCAAGGATCGCGAAGGCCGGGATCGAGCCGGTGACCACCTTCGGATCGAAGCTCTTGATCTTGAGCCGGGCATTCATGCGAACACCCGTGCGCTCGTCGACATGTAGATCGACGATCGTCTTCTTGTGGTCGATGACCTTGAACCGCCGCGACAGATAGGCATCCGCCTCGATCATGGCGCATGCCTGCATGAAGCACTTGTCGGCCACCTCCTGCGTCGGCCCAATGATGACGCCGTCGATGTTCGGCCGGCGGTTCATCATCAGCGCGATGAGGCCGAGCGCCGCCGCGTTCGTCGTCTTGCCGTTCTTCTTCGGCACCAGGTTGAACAACTCGCCAACGAAGCGCTCGCCAGACCTCGGATCGATCGATCCGAAGGCCGCGCGCACGATGTCGCGCATCCACTCCCCGGCCGCCTCGCCCATGGTCGGCATGCCGGGGATGTCCGGAATACGCAGCTTGTTGAACAGGGCCACCGCGCACTCGGCGAGCACCTCGTCGAGCGGCAGCACCGGAATAGGCGTCTGCCCGGCCTTCAGCTTGTCGAACCAGTCGGGGCAAGCGAACGAAATGCCCTCGGGCATCAGTGCCGCCGGCCCATCTTCGCGAAGATGTCCCCGTAGTCATCAGGGATCATCTGCGCGTCCTGCAGCGCCTGCTCCTTCTTGCCGAGCGCCTTCGGCTTATCCTCGGCCTCCGGCTCGTCGTCCTCCGCGTCGGCATGGTTGCGGGGCGCAGCCGGCGCGGCGGTTTTGATCATAGCGTAGAGCTGCTTGATCGCCTGGACCTTGCCTTCGCGCACCAGCTTCATGAGCACGTCGAGCATGACGCCCTCGGTAAGCACCGCGCCGTATTCGAGCTCGCGGGAAAAATACTTCCGGAGCGTCTTCTCATCGACGCCCATGTTCTCGGCGATCCGCCTCTGCGACCAGCCGGCCGCCGCGCGTATCGCAACAAACTCTTGATTTTCCTTGTCTTTCTTGAAAGACGGCCGGCCGCGGCGATCTCGTATCGGCGCGATCGGCGCGCCGAACAGATCGACATCGGGGCGGGGTTCGGAATTCTCGTCAGCCACAGGAAAAAAACTCCGAACGGTAAGGGCGCGGGTCGGGACGAGAAGAGGCTTCCAGACTTTTGCACCCCCCTCCCCGTGCTTGGCGTCACCGGACGGCCCGGCGCTCCTCGATCTGCTTCAGCCGATCGTGGCAGGGCTTGCAGAGGGTCTGCAGGTTCGCGTCATCCCAGAACAGGCGCTCATCGCCTCGGTGCGGCACGATGTGATCGCACACGAGTTGAGAGGTGTTGCCTTCAATGCGACCGCAGCCGCGCATACGGCAGGTGAACAGATCGCGGGTGAAGATGGCGATGCGCTTCTTCCGCCAGCGCTCGGTGTCGTACCAGGCACGCCACGGTGCGGACGTGCGACGCAACTGTGTGCGCTGCCGTTCGTCGCTGGTTTGGATTGCAATGCGCGATAGCGCAGGTGAGATGCGAGAGGGCAGCGCCTTGAGGCGTGGCATGGAGGGAACACCTCAGAATAGAAAAGGCCCGAAGCGTTTCCGCTCGGGCCTTTGAGAATGCTCCCGGATGAGGAAGCGGTCAGGTGCCGTTCTGGACCGGCCCTGGCTTGCCCTTCTTTCCGGAGAAGGCCGCGCCTGCCGTCACCGCCGAAAGCGTGCCGGCCTTTGCAAGGACAGGTGCCGTATAGATCTTCCGCATATCGTCCCCCTAAGTAACGCTCACCATGGGTTGAGCGCCATTAGGATCGCTGAAGACGGCGGCAAGTCAAGGAGGGGTGATACCGGACCATGCCGCCCTCCAGAAACAACTATGCCCGGCCGCGTCTCCGCTCCGGGCATACCATCCTCATTATCAATTTAGGTAGTCGTAATCTGATTTGGCAAAAAGCGTCAAGGATTGGAATAGACAATCCGGACTTCTTTTTCATCATGTCCCCATGAAGGCCGCTCAGCACGCACGCCAGACACCCTGACGTCGGGTTCCTCGCCCGGTGCTCGATCCTCCATGCGCCAGAGCCGGCAGAAGGCCAAAAGCCCCGATCGGAGCAACCGCAAATCATCGTCACGACAAGGCTCGTCTTTGATCACCACCGCTTCCAGAACGGCGAACACGTTGCTGGCCTCGGGCAAAGCCCGGATCGCCCGCATCGCAGCGCCGTGCGCCTTCAGCACACGAGCGCGCTTCTGCACCTCCGACTCGGGGCACTCCGCTGCGAGATGATCGGCCTCCATCGGCTGTTCCATACCGGGCGCCACCATGCCGGCGAGCGCCGAGCTCGTCTGCATGGGCGTGGCGAGCACGACATGGAACTCCCGCACCACACCGCGCCAGCGCTCGGCGGCCCAATACTTCGCCTCGGAGATCACACCGCTCAGGAACATGCGGCCGATCTCCGTCGCCGCCCGCTGATCCTTGCGCAGATCCTCGGCGAGGCCACGCCGGTGCGGCTGCGCGCACACCACATCCCGCACATCTCGCGGCTTTTGGGAAAGCTTCCCCGAAGGGAACCGCTTGCCCTGCTTCCTCGGCCTTCCGCGCCTTGCCATACTCGCCTCCTCAAATCCCTTGCCGCAACACATCCCGATCCGCTTCCGTCATCCCGCCCGGCGGGCCGGTCTTGCCGCCGTCGCCCTTGGGCGGATAGCGCTGCGGGAAGGTTCGGCCCTTGTGCTCGCTCTGCACCCAGCCGCCGTCGCTGCCGCGCACCAGCTCGTGCCGCCCCATGGTGAAGCGATTGGCGAAGCCAGCTTGCCGATAGGCTGCATGCCATGCCGCCCAGGCGTCGGTTCCTTCCTCGACGAACACCCATTGCGAGCGATCGGCCGCACCGGACATCGCCCACAGCACGGCCCGCTTGATCGGGTCATCCTCGATCGGTCGCGGAGCCGGCTCAGCCTTGGTGTGGATGGCAGGAAAGTTCTTCCAGCGCCGTTCGTTCAGGAACGACGCGGGATCGCAGACACGCCGCTTGATGGCTCGGCAATGGGCGAGGTAGCGCGGCAGGCCAGCCAGGGCCTCGGCCCGCTCGACGGTGGAGAGCCGAGCCCATGCCCGCATCGCCTTGCGCTCGGAATAGGCCGGATCCGGCTGGAATGTCTCGATGAAGACGGCGAACTGCGTGTCCGGCCTGCTCTCCCCTTCCCCATCCCCATGTTCGGCTTCGCCCGCTCCGTCCCCCTCGGGGGCTATGGGGGGTTCTTCTATTGACGGTTCAATTGACGGTTCCTGTGTTGTCACAGTTGACAAGGGGGCCTTGTCACCGCTGACAAGGGGGGCCTCGTCAGATTGACGAGGGGGGGCCTTGTCAATCTGACAAGGGGGGGTGCCCTTCTGCACCGTGATCAGAAGGCGGATCATGTCGCTCGTGCGCCCGCCATTCGGGCCGACGCGCGGCGTCCGCTCGATCAGCCCGGCCGCCTCGAGGTCGGCCAGCCGGCGCGAGACGGTTTCCGGGCTCTGCACGCTGCGCTCGGCCAGCATGCGGCGGCTCGGCCAGCAGCAATGCTCCTCGTCGGCATAGTCGGCGAGCGCCATCAGCACCAGCTTGGCGCCCGGCGCGAGAGACGTGATCCGCCACGCCCAATAGGATGCATCGACACTCACGGCACGGCCTCCTCGGCGAAGAGGGGTGCCGACATCATCGGCGCGGACGTGGCGCGGGGGACCGGCCTGCCCTTGGGCGCCGTTTCCTCAAGGCTAAGGCAGTTCGCCCGCACCAGGGCCTCGGCCATGTACGGAGACACGCTGTTGCCGACCATGCGCTTCTGCGCCTCGCCGGTGAACGGCTGGCCGTCATAGCCGTGCTCGATGATGTAGCTGTCGGGAAAGCCCTGCGCGCGGAACAGCTCGCGCGAGGTGAGCATGCGCATGCCGATGTCGACCAGCACATAAGGCTCGCCGCCGATCGAGACGGTGACGACGCCGAAGCGATCGCGCGTCGTCACCGTGTGGCAGGGTTCGTCGAGGCGCGGATCCTGATCGGTCCCGTAGTATTTCATCAGGAAGGCGCGCACCTCGGCGACATGCCCGCCGCCGGCGCAGATGGTCGGTGCCGGCGCCTTCGCATCCGCGTCGCGCCGGTCGCTACCTTTGAGGTTCAAGAGGCCGGCCGAAACGACAGCCTGCGTGCAGCCCTTGCCCACGATGGTCGAGACCGGCTCGCGCGCATCGTGGCCGACCATGTCGGTGTTGTGCTGGGCGAGGAAGGCGGAGACGAGCGAGGCCCCGTTGCCCGTCGGCACGACGGTTGCGAGCGGCACATGGGCCGGCTGGCACCGAGGCTCCTGCCCTTTCCGCTCGCCATAGCGCGGCACGAAGAACGGCGCGACGATCTGATCGGTGTCCTTCCGGCTGGCAGTGATCGTGTGCAGCGGCCCGTCGAGCGTCCGCGATGCGCCGCCCTGCTGCCCATAGCTGGAGAAGGGCATCAGAACCGGGTCGACCAGGGCGAAAGAGCCCGACGTCGTCATCGTGCGGATCGGTTCGCCGGTGTCGTGCACCCCGTTGCGCTTCGCCGCGCTCGCCATGTCGGTGCGGATGATGAAGGGCGCCGCAGCATCGAGCACGTAGCGCTTCACCCCCTTGGCGATGCGGGTGAGCGTGGCCTCGGCGAGCGGCCGCCTGGCCGCGACGCCGAAGTCGCGCTTGATCTCCGCCGACGTGGCAAAGATCGAGGGGCACGGCAGCGACCAGTCGATGATCTCGGCCGCCGTCCGCCAGGGCTGCTTGCGACCGGCGATCACGTCGGGATCGGTCGGTGCTCCATGCGTCGGCTTCGGCCACACGATCTTTCGGCCATCCCGCCGGGCGATCAGGAACAGCCGCTTGCGCACCGTCGGCGCGCCGAAGTCGCAGGCGCGTAGCTCCCGCCATTCCACCTTGTAGCCGAGCCGCCGCAGCTCGCCGACCCAGCGATTGAAGGTCTCACCGCGGCGGTTCGGACACGGCACCATGAACGGGTTGCCGGCGTCGTCGAGCACTGGGCTTCCGTCCGCGCCGGTCTTCTGCACCAGCGGCCCCCAGTCGCGGAACTCCTCGACGTTCTCCAGCAGGATCACCTTGGGCCGCGCGCGCTTCGCCCACAGCACCACCACCCAAGCGAGATCGCGGATCGAGCGCTTCAGCGGGCGCCCGCCCTTGGCCTTGCTGTGGTGCTTGCAGTCCGGCGACGCCCACAGAAGATCGACCGGGCGTCCGGCGCACACATCGTCCGGGTCCACCTGCCAGATGTTGGAATTCAGGTGCCGCGTCGCAGGATGGTTCACCGCGTGCATCGAGAGCGCCTCGGCATCGTGATTGATCGCGATGTCAGGCGAGCGGCCAAGCGCCCATTCGATGCCGGTGGAAGCGCCGCCGCCGCCGGCAAAACTGTCGATGATGATTCCGGTCATGCCAGCCCCCTCTCGACAGGACCAGCTGACCGGAAGATTGTACCTGCCTCAATTGGAGAGGGAGGAACCGCAAATGCCATTTCAGCTTCAGCGAGTCTTGGGTGCCGCGCGGACTTGGGGAAACAACCAGACGCCGCAGAGCTGCCAGGCTCTCGCGAGAGAAATCGCCGAAATGGCGAGGCACGTCGACGAACAGGAGGGCCGCATCGCCAATCTCGAAGCGCTCGTCCGACAGTTGCAGGCGAGGCCACGGTAATCACGCGGTGCCCTCCCCCGCCGCCAGAGCGTCGAGCAGCGTGCCGATGGGGCCGAGCGGGGCGCCGTGAGAATTGCGCGATATGGCGTGGCGTAGCTCGTCGAGATGCGCGCCGTGCTGGAGCGCGATCGAGAGCACCACCGCGGCATCCGAGGTGTTGATCTCGGCATCCGAGCCGACCTTGGCGCCGTCGATGAAAATCTCGCCGATACTCCCGTCGGGATAGAAGCCGAGCGTCGCCGAGTAGCGCGTGGCCGTGCCGGGCGGGTGCACGAAATCGAAGGTCTCGTTCGCCCGCCTCTGGGGCAGGTTTTTGCGTGTCATGCCGTCGCTCCCATTCGTACATTTCTGTACGATTTCCCTTGTGCCTCGTACATTTTTGTGCGAATATCTCTCCATCGAAATTGGAGAGGGGAGGCATGAACCGAGACGACTTTATCCGGGCACTTCGAAAGTACTGCCGCAAGAACGGCATGAGGTTCGAAGTCGAGACCAAGCTCGGGAAGGGAAGCCACTACCGGATAGCGGTTGAAGACAAGAAAACAACCCTTCCGAATGGCGACTACTCCCCGCGAGGTGCAGCCCGGAACTACATCTGCAAGCAACTCGGCCTCGACCCCGCCGCCTTCTAGGCGGGGTCGAGTACCCATGTTGGGGCGGACGTCTCGGAAACGCCTTGAACGAATGGAGAGAGAGCGGTGAACAAGGCCTATGGCTTTACGATCACCCAGGACGATGAACTCGGCTTCGTCGCGCGCTCGCGCGATCTGCCCGAGGTCATCACCTGGGCGCCGACGCGTGAGAAGGCGGAGGAGGAAGCGGCCGATGCGCTGGAGGTGGCGATCGTCGGCCTGATGCAGGAAGGCGCGGATGTCGCCGAGCCGTCGCCCCTGAAGCGCGGCGAGGTTCCGGTGTTCCCGCCGGCGCAGGTGTCGGCGAAGCTTGCGGTCTATCGGGCATGGCGCGCGGCCGGCATCAGCAAGTCGGCCCTCGCCGCGCGCATGGGCCGGAGCGAGGTCGAGGTGCGGCGCATCCTCGATCCGCGCCACGGCACCAAGCTGGAGCAGATGGAAGAGGCCGCCCGTGCGCTCGGCGGGCGACTGTCCATCAGCTTCGAGGATGCGGCCTGAGATGGGAGGCGGCGCGATCATTCCGCCGCCTCCGCCGTGAAGGCCGCGCGGCGGCGGGAATAGGCCAGCTTCATGTTCCGCTTCTGGAACAGAGGCGAGAGGTGCGCCGGGTTGCAGCAGCGGCGCACCGTGCAGGTGTGGTCGAGCTGTTCGCCCGCCCGCAGCAGTCGCCCGCCGGAGACCAGCCACACCACCTTGTGCGCGGCCTGGGTCACGCCCTGCCACTTCACGCGGCCATAGCCGCCGCCGCGCCCGGTGCCACTGGTGGAACCGATCCACAGCCAGCACCCCTTCGCGGGGCATAGCTGCACGAGTGCGCGCAGCCGCGCCGGGAGATCATCGAGGGTGAAAGGAGCGCGCGCCATTACAGCCCCGCCTCCCGCTTCATCCTATCGATTGAGCGAGTGGAACCGTCTGCCGGCTTCGGCGTTTTTCTGTCGAACGCATGCAATACCCAGTAGTGAGGGCGGCAATCGACCCCTAGCCCCAGCACCCCAGCCGCCCGAACCACGGCGCCGCTCTGTCCCCCGGAGCGGCGCCATTCTTTTTCCGCGGGGCGCGCGAGATGCTCATCCGATGCGGTTCGCGGGAACGTGCAAAAAAGGGTGCTTCCGACTTCGGTCGCTGGTGGTATCGTGGGGGAATGGATGAGAACTTGGAAATGCGCGCCCGCGCCTTGTGCGCCGCAGATATAGATTCGGCCGAGCCTCCTGTTCAGGATCGTCAGGGCGCTATTGATCGGTACTGGATTGTTGTGGCCACAGAGATTGCTGGCGGCAATACCGGATTCGAAATGCCGGCCGACTTCGAACTGCGGGCTCAGGAATTCCGCTGGCTTAGCAAAGTTCCAAACTGATCGAGCGTCCACTTTAGCGGGGAACTCTTTCTCCGGCTCAATGCTTCCCCTTTCATGGCAACTCTGGTTGATCGTCGCGCGCGAGCGATAGCTCGCACAACGGCGAGAACGGCGCGCACCGCCGCAGCGGCAGTTGCGAGGCGTGAGCTCGTCGCCAAGAGAGGCGCGGAACGTAGAATGCAGCATGTTGCGACGCTGTCGGGCGACGGCTGGCTGCGTACTCGCGAGACAGGCTCCGCCGCCGCGACGTACCGCATCGAAATCTATCGCCACACCGGCGGCCCCGAACACGGCCGTCTGGTCACGCACGGTGTGATCGCCGCGGAAGGCTGGGCGCTCGCGGTGGCGCGCCTGGAAGGTGCCGCCGTGCTTGTTCAGCAAACCGGCGAGGCGATCGACGTTCGCCTGACAAGCATGGGCAGCGATACGACGGCGTCCTTTATTGTCACCGGCAAGATGCCCGCCTTCTGAGCCGAGCAACTTCACCGTCCCGCCTCCAGCCCCGCGCGAATGGCCGCGATCTCGTCGGCAAGCGTCGGGCTTTGCGCTGCCAGCTGCTCGATCTTCCTCACACCGTGCAGCACGGTGGTGTGGTCGCGCCCGCCCATCCGGCGGCCGATCTCGGGAAACGAGCGCAGCGTGAGCGTCTTCGCCAGATACATCGCCACCTGGCGCGGTCGGACCACGTCTGCCGTGCGCCGCTGCGAGAGGATATCGGCGCGCGAAACCCCGAAGCGTTCGGCCGTCGCCTTCACCACAGCGTCGATGCTGATCCGACGCGGGTTCTTCAGCGCTTCCTGCGCGCGGCCGATTTCCGCTTCCACCACCTCGATGGTGAGTGCGCCGGGGTTCAGCTTGTTGAACACCAGCAGCCACTTCATCGCGTGGTCGAGCAGGCCCTCATTGTCCGCGCAGACGTGCACCACATGCGCCAGCACTTCGGCCGGCAACGTTTCGCCGGGTTCGTCGCACTGCGCTGCCGGCACCTCGTCGGGTGTCGGCCGCTCCTCTGGCTCGGCTGGTGGAACCAGCGTGAGCGTCGGCGTCCTCGGCCCCTGCATCAGGCGCTTGCGCACATGGGCGTAATGCGAGAGCAGCTTGCGCGTCGAGAATGTCTCGATCGTTCCGGCTTCCACGCGGTCAAGCATGGTTCCCCCCTGTTTGTTCAAGGTCTTACTGTTCTCGCCCATCGCCGCCCCCTCACCGCTTCATGGTGCGGGTCTTGCGGGCCGCGGTCTCGCTCACCAGCGCATAGAGGTCGGCCATCCGGGCGAGCGCCTCGCTGATCGCCGGCAGCGCGTCGCCCGCCTCCGCCGGCGTCAGCTCCGCCCCGCCTTCGGAGCCGGGCGCGATATCGGCCAGCAGCAGGGCGATGGCCTCGCCGGTCTCGCGCATCACCTCGGCAGATAGCCCGGCCACCTTGCCGTCCGCATTCGGCATCGGCACGAACACGCCGCCGGCGGCGAGCGCCAGGTGCTGCGCCGCGTCGGCGCAGCCGAAGTGGCGCGTCAGCTGCGAGACGCGGCCGAAGCCGAGATCACTCGGCTGGTCGGGGTCCAGCTGCTTGCGCAGCGTCCAGTGCGTCACACCAAGGAAATCGGCGGCAAGCGGAATGCCCTCGGCCGGCGCGCTGTTGGCGCCGTGCTCGCGGCCGATCGCTTCGAACAAATGCACGAGCGCATCGTGCGCCGAACCGGGGTTCGCCCGTTTCATCGTCATGGCAACGCCTCGGTGAGGTTGGAATTGCTGGCCGGAGTCGCCGTGGGCATGCTCGGCGCCGGATAGAGGTCCGGCCGCAGCTCGTGACGCGGCACTCCGCTTACGCGCTCAATGTCGAGCACGCGCTCGGCTGGGACGCGCTTCCATGAATAGAAGGTCTGGTGCTTCACCCCGATCTCGCGAGCGAGCCGTGTGATGCCCCCTACGTTCTCGGCAGCATGCTGGATTGAGGCAATCATGCGAGTATGTAGGCATAACCTACCTACATCGTCAACGCCTACCGTTGGTGCGCACGTGGTAAGCGATGGCTACTTTGAGGGGATGAGCACCCTTGGATCACGCATTCGCGCGGCGCGAGAGGCGAGAGGCCTCACCCAGGATGACGTGGCGCGTCATTTCGGGATCAAGCGCGTGTCGGTCACGCAATGGGAGAGCGATACCACCAAGCCCGCGCTGGCCCGCATTGCCGAACTGGCGGAGCTACTCGGCATTTCGGAGCAGGACATTCTCAAGGGCGGCAAGACGCCCGCCGCTTCGCGCCCGCCGAAGCCGCCGCGACCGGAGACGCCGAAGGTCGAGATGATACCCGGTGATGATCTCGTCGGCGCCCGGGATTTTCCCGTGTATGCGGCGGCCATGGGCGGCGAAGGCCATCTCATCGTGAACTTCGAGCAGATCGAGACTGTGAAGCGCCCCTCCATCCTCGAGGGTGTGCGCAATGCCTATGCGCTGCTGATCAGCGGCGATTCCATGCGCCCCGCGTTCAATCACGGCGACATGGCCTTGGTGCACCCCGGCCTGCCCGTCGCGAGGGACAAGGTGCACATCTTCTATGATCATCCGCCCTTCGGCGAGGCCGGCGAGGCGGAGGCGATGATCAAGAGCCTGGTCGGCTGGACCAACGATAAGTGGAAGCTGGAGCAGTACAATCCGGCCAAGCTGTTCGATGTAGATCGGATAGATTGGCCGACAGCACACAGAGTAGTTGGAAGGTATGATGCCCGCTGAGCCCTTGTCTGCATGGTCGAAAGCAAAGTGGCTCAGGTTTATCCTCGTCATTGTCGCCGCAGTGGCAGGATCTCAGGTCGTCGCGTACTGGCTTGAGGAGCGCGATACGCAGAAGCTCGTCGTCGATGCCATCTCTCAGTCGGCCGCAACGCTACAGAGCAAGGCCCCACTTGCGATCGATGGCTCCACGACGCTGACTGGAGCGACCGCCAATAACGATCAACTGTCGATCAGCTACATGCTCACATTCGACATCCCCAGCAACAAGCACACCGAGCTACAGGAGGAACTGCGTAGGCTGGCAAAGAAGAATATTTGCGCCAATGCCGGCTTTAAGACCATTCTATCTACAGGCGGAAGAGTGGTCCTTTCCTACTCCGACAGGTGGAACGTCCAGTTCACCGAAGTGCGCTTCGATGGATCGAGTTGCACATAGCCTCGTAGCCATGTGCGCGCGTGAACGCTTGTACAGTCAGGCCGGTATCGCCTCCGGCCATTCCCTCCGCCCACCAGACGTCGCGTCCTCGATAGCGAGCGGCACCTCGCCATAGGTCGCTAGGATCACCGCGTCCGTCCATTCGCCCATGTCGGGATCCCCGCGGCGCGAGAAGGCAACAGCTCCGCCGGTCGGCCCTACGCGCTTCGCCATTGCCTCCGCCATCCGCCGCGCGTGGCTTGGGCTAGCGGCCTGCTGCGGCTCCCCTTCCTTCAGTCGCCCGCGGGCGCTCCGCAGATATGGCATCGCGACGTGATATGTGACCGTTGGCATGGTCTGCTCCTCTCGTTTCTGTAGCAATCAGACTTAGGAAATGAGAACAATTCAAGAACAAATCCGCACGACTGGGGACAATGCACTTACCGACCTTTGCCTACCTACCTATTGACACTCAATGTAAGTGATGCCTACATTTCTCCCATCGCACGACCCAGATGGGAGCCCCGGCCATGCAGCCGCACACCGAACCGAACTGCCGCATCCTCATCCCCGGCCAGCCGATCGCGGCGCCCCGCGAGAGCGTGAGCGAGTTCGTCGCCCGCCAGCTGCGCGAGCACGAGGAGAAGGTCAGCCACCTCGCGCAGGACATTGAGGACATCGTGGCCCGACAGGGCAGCGTGAAAGATGAGGATCTCCTCACCCTCGGCTGGTCCCTCCCGACCCTCAACGAGCTGCAGGACGAGGCGCTCGCCATCGTCCGCGAGCGGGCCGAGCGCCGCATTTCCTGAGACCCGAGCTTCGGCCCGGTCGGACCACCGCCGGAGCGCGTTGCGCACTCCTCCCGCGCAGCCCCCTACGCGCTCCGGCGGTTTTCTCAAAGTCACGGTGCTGGCATGTCCAAGCAACTAAGCGGTCCTTGGACCGTCACGGAAGATTTCACTATCCTCGACGACGAAGGCCACTGTGTCTGCGTCGTCGGCGATCCTTTCGACAAGGCGGCACCGCAAGACAAGGAGCGCGCTGCGGCCATCGCCGCTCTCCCCGAATTGCTGGATTTCGTGCGGGAGGTCGCTCGCAGGGATCCCGTCTTTGCCAAGGGGCACGAGAAGCAGCGCATCCGCGACGCCGCATATCTTGTCGCCAAGGCGGAGGGCCGCTGAGATGCGCTGCCCCGGTTTCCTCCGCCGCTTCCTGCTCCGCCGCTGCGAAGATGTCATGGCCCGCCGCCGGCCCGATATGTTCATCGGCGGCACCGAGCGGCCTTACATGCTCCGCTGGTGGATGCCGCGCTCCAACTGGTTCGGGCTCTATCTGCACGTCTTCCTGCGGGACGATGACGATCGCGCCCTGCACGATCACCCCTGGCAGTCGCTCTCCATCCTGCTCTCCGGCGAGCTGATCGAGACCTATGCCCCGGTGCCGGAGCTTGCGGCGGATCCCGGCCACCAGGTCACCCGCACCCTGCGCCGCGGCTCCATCATCTGGCGCGGTCCGCGCTTTGCACACCGGCTCGCACTGCTGCGCGATTTCGAAGGCCAGCCGAAGCAGGCCGTCACGCTGTTCTTTGTCGGCCCCCGTGTCCGCAAGTGGGGCTTCTGGTGCCCGAAATCCTCGGCCGCAGGCGGCTGGCGGCACTGGAAGGATTTCGTCGCGAAGGACGATCCCGGCGCCGTCGGCCCCGGCTGCGACTAGCTCATTTCACCCCGTCAGGAGGCTTCCATGCGTCGCCTGCTCTTTCCGCATATGTCCGACAATGCCCGCACCGCAGCCATCCTCTGGCTTGTGGTGCTCATCGCCGCCGGCGCCATCATCCTGGCCGCGACCATGCGCCCCGCCGCGGCGGCAGGCGCGCTCGATCTCATCGCTCCCGCCGGCGCGCCGGTCGGCCAGCCGATGGCGCTCGCCGTCATCACCGGCGCCGCCTTCATCGGCTGCGTCGGTGGCCTCATGCTCTGCCGCGTCGGCCGCCCGCTGCCGCGCCGGCGCATTTGAGGGGGGCAGGCATGGCGCGCACGAAGAAATCGGCAACCGAACGCTGGGGCGATGTCGGCCCGCGCGGCATGCCGCCGCCGGAGGATGTTCCGAACGATCAGCCGCTTTCCGATGCCGCCGCCGGCTTCGCCAAGGAACAGCTGAAATCCTTCATCGAGCGCATCGAGCGCCTAGAGGAGGAGAAGAAGACCATTGCCGACGACATCAAGGATGTCTTCGCCGAGGCGAAGGGCAACGGATTCGACACCAAGGCGCTGCGCGCCATCCTGCGCATCCGCAAGCAGGATGCCGACCAGCTCGCCGAGCATCAGGCGATCGTCGATCTCTATCTCGAAGCGCTCGGCATGCTCGCCGACACCCCGCTCGGCCAGGCCGCGAGGTATCGGGAAGGACTATGATGGCGGATCGCCGGCCTCTGATCCGCCAACAGCCGGCAAACCCAACTCCGCGTCTTCTTCGCCCTGCATTGAGGGCACGAGCGCCAGGTAGAACATCCACGCAAAGGTCAAATAGATAACTGGCGTCACCTCGGCCGCGCGACCGGTAACCAAGATCAAGTAACCGGAGATGACCGGCATAAAGAGCACGAGCAGCACAAGCGAACGAGGCCATCCAATATCATTCGCCCGCTTCCCGATCGCCGTGATCATGGCGATTACAGACGGAAAGAGAAATAGAGCAAATGCTACGTACCAGCCGAAGCTGGGGGCGCCCGCCACTTCTTCGTCGACGCGCGCGGGGCTATCGAACATAGCATGCAGAATTCTCGACACAGCGTAAACAGATGAAACCAAGACAACTATATATATCAAATACTTAAGTCGAGGAAGCCGGCCTGTGGCTCTATCTAGAAACAAATCTCGAAGCATGAAATCTCTGTCGCCCGGCGCGCCTTCCGTGTGGTGGCGCAGGATAACATTTGCGATGGAATGCCGCCAAGCGGCCCGGAATGCGATTGCTCTCATCGCCCGGCAACGTCGCCACGCATGGATCGGCACCATCGCATTGTTTTGCCTAGCGGGGCCGGCCAACGCCGACATCTATGTCATTGACGGCGACACGATTGTTGTTGACCGCGAGCATATCCGTCTGGTCGGCGTCGATGCACCGGAGATCCGCCACGCCAAGTGCGACGCCGAGCTCTCGCGCGGCCTGGAGGCCAAAGCGCGCCTGCTGGAGATGATCGTGGATGCGTGCGGCCCGCTCGCGAAGGCCTTGGCGAGCTGCCTCGACATAGCCCGTCAGCCCCACCCCGATCGCTACGGCCGCACGCTGGCACGAGTCTCGATTGGGGGCATGGATTTGGCCGCACAGTTGATCGGGGGCGGCCATGCTAGGCCCTATGACTGCCCGCGAGGACACTGCCCTCGTCGAGCTCCGTGGTGCGCGGCAGGACGCCCATGA